ATTTACGCATCAAAATAACAGAATTAGTTATTTTGTTTAAATATTATTTATTTATAAAAAATTTATATTTACAAAATTATTTTGTTCTGTTATTCCAGCGAGAGAATTTCACTAATTATTAATAATATATAAAATATTTTGGGAATATTTTTTAATAATTATTCATATGCTGAAATAAAAGAATTGGTAATTTTGTTTAAATATTATTTATTTATAAAAAATTAATAGTTACAAAATTATTTTGTTTTGTTATTTAAGCAAGAGAATCCCATTAATTATTAATAATATATAAAATATCTTGGAAATATTGTTAGATGATTATTCACGCGCTGGACTAACAAAACAAAATAATTTTGTTAAAATATTATTTATTTATGAAAAATTCATATTTACAAAATTATTTTGTTCTGTTATTCCCGAGTGAGAATTCCATCAATTATTAATAATATATAAAATATCTTGAGAATATTTTTTAATAATTATTCACTCTGAAATAACAAAATTAATTATTTGTTTAAATATTATTTATAAAAAATTTATATTTGCAAAATTATTTTATTTTGTTATTCGCGAGAGTTCCACTAATTAATAATTAGATAATTATTCACGCACTGAAATAACAGAATTAGTAATTTTGTTTAAATATTATTTATTTATAAAAAATTAATATTCACAAAATTATTTTGTTCTGTTATTTAAGAACGAGAATCCCATTATTATTAGTGATATATAAAATATCCTGGAAATATTTTTTAATAATTATTCACGTGCTGAAATAACAGAATTAGTAATTTTTTTAAACATTTATAAAAAATTATTTGCAAAATTATTTTATTTTTGTTATTCCAGCGCGAGAATTCCATTAATTAATAATATATAAAATATCTTGAGGTAATTATTTACATACTGGAATAACAGAACAAAATAATTTTGCTAATATATTATTTATTTCTAAAAATTTATATTTACAAAATTATTTTATTCTGTTATTTCAGCGCGAGAATTATGTAATTCTTTATTAATTTATGTTATTTGCTGCCTGTATTTGATCTGATGTTATACTAAAAAAAATGAAATTGAATTACAATGAAATATTTATCTGATAACAATAATAATAATATTTAAAAATGTCAGTTAATATTTATCCCGTATTAAACGAATACATATGCAAATTAAACATTCAAGACCAAAAAGATAATAAATGTTATGATATTATTAAAACGGTAATAATTTTGGATATATCAGGTTCTATGGGATCAAATGTGAAAAGATTAGTTAATTCAATATTACCAAAATTTTTGAAAAAAATGGAATATACTGAATTAGAATTAAAAAATTTAATAATAATAACATTTGAAACTCATAGTAATATCTTATATTTTGATTCAATTGAAAAAATGGAAAAACATTACATCAATGCAGGATCTTCAACTTGTATGAGTGGCGCAATAAAAAATCTTGGAAATATTTTAAAAACATATGATACATGTACGAATATTAGACTATTAACATTATCAGATGGTATTGTGTTTGATCAACAAGATACTCTGGACTTAGCGACTGAATTAGCAACATATTATAAAGATAAACATGTAATAAATTCACAAGCAATACGATTCTATACATCAGCTGGTCAACCAGATACAAGAGCACTAGCAAGTGTATTACAATTTAATACCTATGATAAAGCAACAGTTATAGATTTGGATAGTTCATTAAAAGATGAAGAAATAGTTGATAATATAGCAAAATTATTTGAAACAAAGGAATCAATATGCATAAAATCTCCAGAAAATAATATGAAAATGACACCATGGAGTAAACCAACAAATTCCCTAATGTTATCATCTAAGAATGATATATTCTGGTTAACGAAAAATTCTAATATTTATATTAACGAAAAAAAAATAGAAATAAGAGAAGACAAATTGACACTAGATAATTTTAAAAAAATAAGACCAAAATTGGAATATTATTTAAATCAAATAAAAATACTAAAAATAGTTAATACAAAAGATTCACAAGAAGAAATTAAAAACATAGTAAAATATTTTTCATCATTAGAAAAAGAATTAGATTCTTCACCATTAACCAGTGAAATTGATAAATTATTAGCTTGTCAATCTTTAAAGGGAAGAATACAATATTTTAAAAATGAAATTAAACAAAAAAATAAATCATTAATAATGGAGATGTCAAAATTAGCAAATGATGATAAAGTCAATAAATTGAATGCGACACAACAAGCAGAATACTTGAGAGAAATAGATTATTCGAAAAATAGTAAAGGATTGGCAAAAAGATCATTAAGTAAAGGATTAGATTTTGATACTATAATTAGAGAAGAAATTAAGAATATGAGTCAAAATCTAGCTGAATTAAAAAAATCAGATAATGACGACATTTCATTCTATAGTCAGGATTCAACAGTTGAAGGTATCTATTCGGTTTGCGAGTTATTAAATTCCAAAAATGATGATCAATACGGAATGTTAGATGAAATGACTGCTACTGACATATTACAAATTTTTGGAATTGTTGGTGTTGCATGCAACTCAATAATTGGCTCTTTTCCGGATCCAATGACATATCGTATATTGACAATATATCCGGGTTGTTACGTAAGTTTAGCAGATGTTATCAATGTTTACACATTAGGTAAAAAAATGCTAAAAGTACCTGGATTTGACAAGGAAATCACAAACGTAATCCCAATATTTAATGATTTAACAGTTTTAAAATTCTTAAAAAAATACGCATCAAAAACACTAGAATATATGTGCGGTGTTGGAATGAGACGCGTTATTTCGGATATTCCAATGACATTTGCATATACAGTGTGTGCAGGAATTTGGAAAATGACAGAAGTTTTAGACGAAAATAAATCCGAAATAAATATATCAACATTTACAAAATTTTTAAACACATATGAAGTAGCTATAGGAGATCATTTTGATCATTTATTACAATGGATAAAAGAACAGGACGAAGAAAAATCATATTATATTAAAAATAATGGAATAACTAATATGATTGCACCACTATTAAAATTAACCCGTGATGAAAATAAAAATTGCAAGTATATGGATAGAATAATGAGAGCATTGTTTGAATATGAAATAGCCCAAATGATCAAAAAATATAAAAAAGAAAAGAATATCAATGTTAAAAACATATTAGACGAATTAGTTGGTATAGACTTTGAAAAAAATGCAATAAAAATACCCGATCAGTTTACAACGGGAGAAAATATTGTAATCGACAAAGATTATCAAATAAATCACAAATTATTACAAAAATTTATGGATTTATCATGGTATATAAAATATTCCACATTATTCCCAGAATTATTTTCAAATAGAAATAATCCCAATAAGATTAAAACAATAAAAAAACTAGATGAATCATACATTTGTAACATATTAAACATTAAATATCCTTTAATAAAATTCTATTTTTATAATGTTGTTCAAGCATTATTATGTCATACAAAAGCATCACGAGTTGATTATCTAAAAAATGAAATGAAAACTATTGATTTACAAGATCAAAAAAGGGCGGATAATATGGTTAAAAAATATGTTAATTCCAGGTACAAAGAACGTTATGAAGAAGATTTGGCAAAAAAAATAAAAAACGAAAAAAAATTATTGTCACAAGAACTTGTTAATAAGATAATTAGTTCGGGAGATAAGAAAGAAATAATAAATTTGTTTCAAACTGGTTTAAAAAGAAATAATGTTTGGTCAAAAATAACAAATCCTTCGAGTGATGGATTTGTAGAACTAAAAAATAAATTATTAGATTTAAGTTCAAACGTACCACGAAGAATAACGAAAATTAAAATTTTACTACTTGGAAAAATAAATAATGAAACAATCTGGAACAATGGAAATGTGTTAGCAACAAATTTAGTTCCTTTTCGAGATATATTTACGAAATTAAAAAAGGATTTTGATATTGTTAGAAAATCATATGAAATAAGAGGTAGACATATATATCGCGATGGACCACCAAATTGTCACGGTCATAGTAATGAAAAACCATCATATTGGGCATTCGGATATCAAACTTTAAAAGAAATGATTACGGTCATATCAAATGAGGAATGGATACAATATAAAAGCGTTCATACAAATTGTTGCGGTGTAAACCAATTTATAATAGTATGATTAAATTACCATTAATATTTATAAAATTTAAATATATTTGTTTATTAACAAATTGAAAAATTTATTTGTTTAATATATTTAATGTGTCATAAAAATAATTATTAATCAACAAAATCATAATATTTTTATCATTACTATTTTTTGCATATACAATTTTCCAAATTAAACAGAATATATCAACATGTATTATTCTATTACCAACATTTTAATACCAAGATCAATCATCTCAATGAGGAACTTGATATCCAAGTAACAAAGATGTTTATCAAGCACAAAATATCCCATTAAGATCAACAACTAATTATAGGTGTCAGATTTTTTTATATAAACTTTAATAATTTTTCTAGTCCATATAATTACAAAGATGTTGAGTCAATATTTATTAATCCCTTAACAAATACTCTTTTGAATTTATTATCGTTAAATTTATTATCGTTAAAATTTCAAATAATTATGGCGATTATAATGATTTCATAACTACTTAAATAATAATATCAGAAATAATTTTCAATATTATTATCAGAATAATGATATTCCGATAGTTATGAATCTGAAAAAAAAATATATATATTACAAAATTACACCAATAATACTTCAATATATTTTAATTGTTCGAATATTATGAGTTATGGTAATGTTCTTATAGATGATTGCCATATGGAAACTATCTCAGATTAACATGTTAATATTAAAACAAGTATTAATAATTCTATTAGTAAAGATTTTCAAACACTATATTTGACATTTGTTGTTGGATTTTAAAATTACGAAGTAAATTGTGAATTATCCTTGAATTGCAATATATTATTTACTCTACAAATTTCAATCCATTAACATATGATTTAATTCAAATTATTACTTATATACTTATGACATTATTATTTTTCCATATATAATCCTGCATCATACAAAATTAATTATTTTAAAAAGTGAACTTTATAGGGATCAATATGCGAATTCACAATAATATTATAATATTTTTATATTTAATTATAATTATTACTATTTCTCTAATATGTAGTTTATATATATATTTCTGGGCGTAAAGTAACAATATTAATTTTACACACATTACATCAAATATTCCAAATGTATTATTATCAAAAAATGAAAAATTATTGTGATTTTAATACATAATTAAGTTCGGAAAATATGTTTTTAATTAAAATATAACTATTTAGTTTGTCAATACTTTACGATATTCTATTTTTAATATATTTAGATTTTGGAAATTATTTTAAACCAAGAAAATTACATGTAGATGATCTTATATGAAAAAATATTAATATTTATATGATCCAAATCGAATCATTTAAAAAATTTATTTTTTTGATTTTTGCAATTTTTGATAATTATTATTATATGTATAAAATGATATATGTTCCAAAAAACAACAAAATTCACTACAACAAATTTTATATTTTTATGTTATTCCCAGAAGGTTTGATACATTATGCTTTCTTAATATGGAATTTTATTGTGATATTCATGTTTTACTTTTCTTTTGCAATATCATTTTTATTATTTGAATGTGTATTTTTTCGATAGTAACCTTCATATTTAAAGTTTATTTTATCGAATTATATCTTAAGAAATGATTTATAATTATTCGATTTTATTATTTAATCATATAAGAAAAATTAAAAAATACAAATTACATTTGACAACATAAAATGTGAATTATTGAAAAATTAGAATTACAAATCAATTATGTCAATTGGGAAAATCTGTTCAATATTTAAAATCATAAAAAGATATTTTATTTTCAAACAATATTTTCCAAATCTAATAAATTATATTATTATTAATAGAATTAGTACGAAACAAAATGAACTTGTTTGGGAATTATATTCCACCACATTATTAATTAGTATTATATCTTTTTTGTCATATAATCATATCAAAATATGTCTAAATATATGTTAAAATTGGAGACAAACTTTAGAAAGTGATATATCATATAATACCTTGTTAAAACATGTACCAAAGAATTTGCATTATTCAGGATATTGCCATGTTTCATTTCAACAAAGAATTTCCCTCACAATAAATAACAAAATATGTTTTATCGATCGATACAATAAAAACATATATTTTTAATTCAGTAACACGTTATTTATCATTCTAATTCAATAGATAATGATATAACTATTTATAACAACAAATTGGTTTAGAATAAGAATAACATTTGTATTTATTCTTATGGAAAGGTTACTATTTTGACAACTGATATGAAAAAACAAAGGTCATGACAAAAAAAACAAGTTATAAAGATTTAGTCATTAGTAAAAATCACATTTATTTTTGGATTCAAACAAAATTCATAAATATGATTATTATGAGAAATTAAAAAAATTATATTATCTAGAATATTCAAAATTTAATAAAATCTATATGTATAAAAATGAATTATTTTTAATTAATAATTCTTTTATAGGAATTTTTTCAAAGAAGAAAAAAAAATTTAGATTTTGGCATGAAAACAAATTTGATATTTTTAATATTATTAAAAATTTCATAATATACGATAATATTATATATGTTAATGATGCTGGTCATCATAAAATTTTTGCATTGTCGCTAGATGAAGATCTCAATATGGAATACGCATATGATTATTCAATTAAATATTCTAATATTTTTTGTTTTGATGATTATATGTATTTAATAAATGGTAATTGTGATCGTATTGAAATATTTGATATAATATCATTTTCAAAAGAAGATCTAAAAAAATAAAATAAATATTTGATTTTATTAGTCGAATATAATTAAAAATTTTTTTTTATAATTACATAATTTGCATGCATATTATTATCAAAAAAAAAATATTAATTATTAAAAAAATAAAATTTCAAAATTATTATAATATTTCTACAAATTATAAAATTAAAATTTGTGATTTATTCAAAATTAAAATTTTCGCTCTGGAATAACATAATGTAATTTTGTGACAAATAATTATTAAAAACAAAAAATAAATCCACAAAACGATTCATTTTGTGATTCAACACACCAATACAAAACATTTTTGTTTTTTAATAATCTTGTATTGTTAATTATGCAAATTACAAAAATATTTTTCTACTATATTATTAATTTTGGATTATTTTGTTAATATTATTAAAATCATTAAAAATAATGATAATTTTTTTATCATATAAATAATGGATATTAAGTTAATTTCTCTAATTATAAATTACAATAAAATTATCTAAAAAAATGAAATGGAATCATCTTAAAATAAATATGATAGATATTAAAATAATATGTCTGTAATTGCTAATCTCGAAATAAAAAATGAAGTTTCAAATCTCGAAAATAATATAATAAATTTAAAATTATTTAATAGATTACTTGATTTCCAAATGGTAATAGATGATTCAATAAAAATATTATTATCAATATCACAAAAAATTAAAAATAAATATAATTTTTATTGGAAAAATTTTGCAACCGAAATATTTGTGAATATTGTATCTTTTTTACCAATTGAATATAAACTAATTTGTCGTATAGTATGCAAATCTTGGTTAAAAGATTTAAAAAGTGATTTGTCAAAGAAAATATTGTCCCCAGTGCCGATTAATATTATTCATTATAAATCATTTTATTCAAAATCAATGACAACAATAATGTCAAAAACAAAAAATCACATATATTTTAATAATCATTGGGGTTCTTATAAATTTAATATTGAAAATTCAAAATTTGAGGAAGAAAGAGATGAAAATTTTGGAACAAAATTAATATCCTCAAATGATAATTACATTTGTGTTTCAAAATTCAATAGAATATATACATATTCTACAAAAATGACATTAATAAATAAAACACCAATGAAAGGAATTCTAAATTTAGTAATTGATAATAATAACAATATTTTAGTAATAACAAGAGAAAAAATTTATATTTATAATTTGGAAGGGATATTGATAAATTCATGGGATTTAATTAATTACCCAAAACAAATGTATGTGAATAGGGAGATTATATGTAACAAAAATGAAATATTCATACTTGAAGTTAATAATAGTTATATTTATGTATATTCTTATGAAGGGAAATTAATTAGATCTTGGTGTGGAATTAGTAAATGTAAGAACAAAAACTCGTTTCCACGTAATATTGACATATTCCAAGATATTATCTTTTTACTTGACAAGGAGAATTATACAATTCAAGCTTTTACTCGTTATGGCAAATTAATTTTCATATACAAACATTCTGGATTAGACCTTGCATATGATATGATAATTGTGGATAATTTTATCTACATTAGTAATTGCTACACACACAAAATTGAGATGTACAAATTAATATGTGATTAAAATATATAAATTTTACCAATAATATTAAATTTGATTAATTATATTAAATAAATCATAACGAAAACGTTATTTGCATTTTGCTTGAGCCACAAATTATTCCAAAACAAATAATATGACATATTTTAGTAAAAAAATATTTTTAATAAAGATATACTTTTGAGTAATTTATATATAATAAAAATCGGAAAAAATGAAAATTTATTCGATTGATCCACAAATTATCAAATATTATTAGACACAATATGAATAAAAAGTTTTTAATTAGAGAAAATATATCTTTTTGTAATGATCTTATCGACATATTAATTAATACAAATTTAATTTCATATTTTAGAATTTTGCCACAAGGATTTGTAAATATAAATGCATATTTTTTATCTGCATGTAAATTTAGTAATATCAAGATCATCAGATTCCTAATAGAAAATTATAACATTAATTTTAATTATGAAGATAAATATGGTAATAATTGCCTTATATATGCATCATGTAATACTGATGTTTCCGTAATTAAATATTTAATGGAAAATTATAATTTTGATATAAATGTTCAAAATAATATGAAAGTAAATTGTTTAATGTTTGCCTGTTCTTATACAAATGATTTAAAATATATTGATTATTCGATAAAATTGGGTGATTATGATCCTTTTTTTGGTAGTATTTATAATAATAATAATATAATGTATCCAAACAATAAAAATAACAATAATTCAAATAATTTACAAGTAATTAAATATTTAATTGAAGACTGTAAAATCAATATTAATCATGTTGACAAAGAATTTAGAAATTGTCTTATTTATGCATGCTGGTTTAATCCATTTATTGATGTCATTAAATATCTTATTGAAATATGCAATATTGATCTAAATCTTGGGGATTCTAACAATAATAATTGTTTTTTATATTCATTTCATAATCCTAATTTTGATATAATAAAATACTTAATTGAAAACCGCAAGATGAATATTAATTATATCAATGATACTCATGATAATTGTCTATTAGTAGCCTGTGGTTTCAACTCAAATATTGATATTATTAAATATCTTATCAAGGTACGACAAATGAATGTTAATCATATTAATGCACATGGAGATAATTGCTTCTTATATGCATGTTTTTATAATCCTAATATTAACATAATCAAATATTTAATTGAAGATTGTAAAATTAACATCAAGATAGTAAATGCTAATAATCATGATTGTCTAGAAATGGCATGTTATAATAATTCAAATGTCGATATCATTAAATATTTAATCGACGATTGTAATATTACTATTAGTAAAACCAAATTATTACCTGCCTTTTTTCACAATAAAAATCCGAATATAATCGAATACTTGATTCGAGAATCAAAAATAAATATTAATTTCCTAACTTTGAGATATATTAATGAAACAAATATGATTTATTTAGAAAAACAGGCTACATAAATTTTTTAACTAGTTACAAAAATAAAAATAATTCAATAAATTGTATAATCAGATCACGTAATTTTAGTTCCCATAATATTAAAATTATTATCGATTATATAATTGATAAAAATCTAAAAGGCGATTTAATTAGTTTCGAAAAATTTTTTCAAAATGTTCAATTTCAAGATTTAGTAATATTAGCAAATAGAGGAATTAAGATAAATCTATCTCTTTGTGATAATGAGTCAGATGTTTATGTGCTGTCAAAATATATATATTCCGAAACATTTAATAAAGATAATGTTTTCTCAATTTTCATTAATAATAATGAATATATTGTTAATAAAAAAATTATATATCAAGAAAGTATAACAATTAGAAAAATTATTGATTCAAAAATGTCTGATTATAATAATATTTTTCTAACTATCCCAAACGTTAATAACAATATAATTAATATATACATTAATATTTGTTATGGAAATACTAATGTTCTTAAAAATATAACTTTTGAAGAATTAATAAATTTATTATATGTGTTAGATATGCATCCTTTAAATAATTTTAAAATTTCAAATTTGGAATATTATATTTGTCTAAAATATAAAAAAGATGATCTTTGTGATTTGTATTTAAAAAATATGTGTCAAATATATG